GGTAGCGAGAGAACGCTCCACGTAATGCTGTACGTATGAACTGAAAATACCTAGACTCTGTCCAAGTATCTCCTGCTCTACATTTTACTCCACGCTTTGGGGCTTGCATGTGAATGTAACATCTCCATTCTCTCCACCATGAATGGTGAATGTAATTGAGTTTACAAAGCCCACACGATCATCATGCAGGAATGATGCAAAGTCTTTTAACACATCATCTAAGAACATGCTTCTTGCTTTGTACACTGTGGTGTCTTCTCCGTTGTCGTGCTCGTAGAAGAAACTGTACTTGAAGATGTTTCCTTCGTGGGTGGGTTCCATAGTTCATTCTCCTGTCGTCTAAGGTAGAGGAGTCGCCCATTCTCTACTGCTCTGTCATAACCAAGGTGCTCGACACAGATTGAAAACATTTGTTCTTCATCCCCCTCTGCTTGGGTTAAAAGTTTATTTGCTTTCACAGGACCAATGCCCTTAACACCTACGATGTTATCTATGCGATCACCAGTTAGGAACTGCATGTAGAAATTGAGCAACCCCTCTTCAGCAGTGATGTAATACTTATCGTCCTTGACGAAGTTGTAATGCCACCCTTGTACCTGATCGAAGTCCTTGTCAAGAGATACGATGATAGCATCATCACCTAAATCCGTTGCCCTGATAGCGATAGCGTCATCTGCTTCCTGACCTTCTGCTACGCTTGCGTCCCACTCATCGACTAGGAACTGACGTAATGCTTCTAGGTGTACAGGCTTCTTTAGTTTGGCACGGTTGCCTTTGTAAGGTACAGTGACAGCGTAATCGTTACGGAAGTTACCCTTTCCAGTTAGGAAAAGCTCCCAGTTAACGACACCCAATGTACTAATAAGGTCTGTCACAAACTTATCCATCGTTGAGGTAGCAACGCTTGCAGACTCATTGTCACAAGCGAAGCCAATACGATAGCACAGCATGTCAGCGTCTATCAGAGCAACAGAATCCATTATAGGACTTCTTCTACTTCTGCATCAGCTGTCTCATCATCAGATGAGTATTCAACTACATCAGTGACAATCAGCTTCTTGATAGAGAGTGAAGTTCCTTTCTGTCCTGTAGGTGACTTCCATGAATAGGTGTCAAACAGGATGGTAGCTTTAGAACCGTTGCCGATAGTAACGCCCTTAAGTTCATTACCATTCTTATCGTATGCACGAATCTCGTAGTTCTTAGACTTTGCAGTCAGGAAGTTATCACGATCATCGCCTTTGTTGCGTACAGCCAAACCCAAGTCTTCTAGCTTCTCTACCTGTGCATCAGATAGGTTTGCAATATCTACTTGGTACTTCTGTGACATGTTGTTACGTTCGTAAAGGAAAGGCCAGAACAAAGTAACGTCAACGAATTTAACTAGGGACATAATGTTTCTCCAATGTGTTAGTTCACAAACTCAATAATAAGGATGTGAACGTAGTTTGTCAAGTGTTTTATTTAGTGTGTGTCGTACCATGTCTTACCTATCTTTGCTTCAGCATCGACAGGGACACGGAACCCTAAGTTGATTCCTGCTAGTTGAGCAGCAGCGATCATACATACAGAAGCCTGCTTTGCTTGATCCTCCCTGACCTCTAGCTGAATCTCATCGTGTACAAATGCAACTTGCTTGTACTCAATGTTCTCTTTACGTAACAATCGATGCATCTCTATGCACCATTGCTTTGCAATGATAGCTCCTGCAGATTGCAATAGTGAATTCAATGCAGCATGTTCACTGCGTATTTGAATACGTCTACCATCCAATGCAGGTATCCATCCTTTACCTGCCATGCGTTGTACTTTACGCAACAGCTTCTCCAGTGCAGGCATGTTACCCATAAACTTATCTATAAGAACCTTCCCTTGGTTAGCTGATCCACCAACGATTGCTCCGATTTTAGCTGGTCCAGCTCCATAGAGGAGTGCGTAGATAAACGTCTTAGCTTGGTCTCTAGTCTCCAGACCAGCAGCTTGCTGGTTAGCCGTATGTATATCACCTTCAAGTAGTTCATGTGTATATGCCTCATCTTGCATGTAATGTGCTAGGCAGCGTAGTTCAATCCCTGATAGGTCGCAACCAACTAAACTAAAGCCTTCATCAACAGTCCAACATGATCGAGACTCCTTCCCATACTCAGACTTAACTGATGTGATCTGTCCCATGTTAGGTTTGCTATGCGTCATTCGCCCAGTAATAGTTCCATTACTCAAGACACGTCCATGTACACGGTCATAGCTATCTGCTGCATCAAGCCAACTATCAATCATACCTACACGTTTCTGTAGCATTAGGTATTCTGCAATCATGTTTGCAACAGGATTACCTAAAGCCTTTAGCGTAGGTTCATCAACTATCCATGCTCCCTTCTCTGTCTTGTTAGTAAGTTTGACACCGTCACCAATGAGGCGTTCAGCAATTTGCTTACGTGATCCTACATTGAACTCTGTCACCTTATCCTTCAGGCGTTTGCCCGTCTTCTCTGACCATCTTTCCTCAACTATTGGAGGCCATCTATTCTGAAGCTCAAGAGTAATTGTTAGCATACGCTGACGCATGTGAGCAAGCAGTTCAGTAGCCATGCGTACATTCAACTTGAAGCCGTTGCGTTCTTGTTGTGCCATGTACATTGCAACCTTATGCTCTAACTCTAGTGCTTGCTTACCTTCATCGGTCCATTCGGAGAACTTCTTTAGTAGGAGTTTATGAACAGCCTCAAGAACTTCAACATCCTGCTTACAGTATTCAGACATCTGTTCACTGTATCCTGCATCAAAGTCCTCTAGATCGAAGTTCATCTTCTTACATCCTGCACGTAATCCCCATGCAGCAAGACTGTGTTGGCTAACCTTCTTCTTATCTACGCCTTCAGGAATAGTAGGTAGGGATGCAACAGGATCAAGTAACCTAGCCATGACAAGTGTATCCACTGCCTTACTTAACGGGATGGTAATGCCCCATACCTTACGAAGTACAGGTGCATCAAACCCTATCAAGTTATGGGCGCAGACATACTCACCATCTAGGTAGCCTTGTAATCCTTCAGGACTACGCCACTCAATCCATTCATCGCCCTTCTTGGTCCAAGCCATCCATATCCTGTTGTGGGCTAGATTGGTTTCTATATCTATGTAAACCATTACAATTCCTCTTCATCTCTACGCTCATGCATCCTACCTGTAGTGTGATTGTAAAGCAAGCGACCTGCAGGTCCAGTGATGCCACTGAATCGATTCTTCAGTACACGTACATACGTTGTATTGCGTTCCTCTGCATCCTCTGCCTGACCATTACGCTCAAGACCAAGAACCATATCAGATAGTTGTGCAATAGCACCAGAGCCACGTAGCTGAGCAAGACTAGTAGCTGCTCCTTCTTCATGTCCTTTACCATCAGGTCGTTTAAGGTGGGACACAACAATCAATGCAACGCCAGTCTCCTGAACAAGCATACGCAGTCGTGTCATGATTTCATCTATTGCTTTTCGTTCATCTCCTGATGCTTGAGCACTAACCACAATAGAGATGTGGTCGAGGAAGATGTAACCACAGCCAAGACCTTTAGCGAGGTATCTAACCCTATTGATGATGTTATCAACAGAAGTAGAGCCAAAGTGGTCGAAGAGGTAAAGGCGACCAGTGCCAAGAGTACGATCAAAAGCATCTATCTTCTCCTCATCTGTTGCGTCACTGTCTGGTAAGTGTAACGGTTTGTTAGCTGCCAGTGACATGATTGATAGCGATGTCTTACGGACACCCTCTTCAAGGAACATCAAGCCGATGTTGTCATTCTCTGTCTTGTTCAAGATGTGCCAAACTATCTCACGCAACACCTGACTCTTACCTAGACCAGACCCTGCAGTGACAGTAACTAACTCACCCTTGCGTATGCCGTAGGTTAGCTTGTTAAGGTCAGTCCATGGGTAGTCGCAGTCACTAGGTGGGATAGGCTTCATGACCTCATCAAGTAGTGTACTACCTTGGATGATACCATCAGGTACATACTGCTCAGCAGACCACCACTGATCACTGAACTCTTTGCCAAGGTTCTGATGCTGATAGTCACAGGCATCCTTGTAGCCGTGCATGTGCTTCATGATTCGTGCCTTAGCACCAAACAATTCACTCACTTGGTTAGCTGCTTTCTGTCCTGCTTCATCTGCATCAAAGCAGATAACAACATTCTCGAAGGAAGATAACCACTCATAGCTATTCTTACAATCTTTAAGTGCGCCACTTGCTCCACTCTTGATGGATACGACAGGCCACTTACTACCGAGCATCTGATAAGCAGCCAGTGCATCGAACTCTCCTTCAACTATAGTGACAAACTTACCACCACCGTTGAACAGAGACTGTCCGTACAAGCCTGCCGCTTTCCAGTCACCTTCAACCCTAAAGTCTTTGGTAGGATAGCGTGTTTTAGTAGCGCACAGTGCACCATTCTTATCAGTGTATCCAAAGATAGTGTTCTCACCATCAGTAAAACAGCGGTACTTCTCGCATGTCTCACGGCTGATTCGTCTGTCGGTAATTGTTCGATATTGTTTATGCGTCAGCATATCAATGACGTTTTCATTTAGCGGAGTGCTCACTTGCATTCTCTCCTTTGGTTGATAGTCATCGTCTACTTTCTTGTGTGCCTCACAGTTAAAGCAGTGTGAATAACCATCTGTGTTAATACTCAGTGCATCGCTTGATCCACAATCTTCACATGGTAAATGATTCTTAACCCATCCTTCAGCCACAGATCACCTCTGACAATACAACGTATAGGACAAGGTTAATAACTACGTATTCAATCATGACTCGCCTCTGTTAACTTCATACAATACCTTGTCAGCACGCTCCATCTTTAGCAAGACGTGTTCGTACTTCTCAGCTATCAATTGTAGTTGAGTTAAGATGTGTTGTTCACGAGGATGTTTCATTAGTGGCGTGACACCACGGAGGAATTCCAAGACACCGTATTGATCTAATACGTGCGCTGCATCACATAAAGTGTAATGTTTATGCGCTTCATAATAATCATAATCATTGAAGTCTTGTTGTTCTAAAGAGAAGTCTAAAGAGTTATTCATTGCATGTATCCTTTTAATTAAAGACATACATTGAATGCAGTGTGCTGCCCTGTAACTCTATAGTAGAATGAGGGTAGCATAAAAGCACTCAAAGGTCAACTAAGTTATCGTACTTCCATGAATCTTCTGTCATGTCAAAGTATTGAAGGTCATCTTCACTAGCTAAGTCCATACGATCCAGTGTCGTGATACCAGAGCCAGCGATGCATGCATTACACATATCTAAATGACGTAGTGTATTAGCATCTTTACGTGTTGCTTCAAAGTCTGACAGTTCAGCGTTGCAGTAAACACAGTGCATCAGTTCCATGCCTCCACTTGTTCAAATATCTTTCCTGCTTCACGTTCTGAGATGTCCTCTCCATGCAGTGAAGCAACCCAACCAACACCACATAACTGGTGCTCTGGTATAGAGTCTATCACCTTCTTGTGTTCCTCCTCAAGCACATCAACCAAGTCTTCGTGGTAGTAGCGAGACGGGGTAAAGATCTGTTCACCCTTGAAGTACTCATCCACTAGTGTTCTGCCGAATGCAGCAATAAACACTGACCACTTATGAGGTCGTGAAGCTGACGCAATCA